GCTGCTGGCGAGCGCGTAGACGGTGGCGTCGATGCCGTCGAGATTGGCGTTCATCTCGCCGCCCCAGACATCGGCGCTCGCGCCGACGTTGGGCTTGATCCAGCCGTAGTTCACGGTGGGTGTGCCGTCAGCCATTGCACAGCTCCGTGTCTTCCCAGTCGACGGCGTCGCAGGGCTCGTCGGGCGTCCACAGGAATGGCGGGCAGGGATCGGTCGGCGACCAGGGCGGCGGAACACAGGGTGTCGCACCGACCCATAATGGGCCAGCGGAGAGCCCTGGAGAGGCCAAGGCCACCTGGACGGGCAAATCCCCCTCCAGGCTCACGGGGCCTGTCAGCGAGGCTCCCAGGCCGATCTGCGTGGCAAGGTCGCCCGCCAGGGGGACGGTGAGGCTCAGATCGGCGCTGAAGGCGACGGACGGCGCGAGGTCGCCGGCGAGCCCGGTGAGCGCGGTGAGCGCGCCCGCGAAGCTCACGACCGGGGCGAGATCGCCGTGCAGGTCGGCCGTGCCGACGAGGTCGAGACTGCCCGCGAAGGCGACCACTGGCGCGAGGCCGCCCGCCAAGCTCGCGGCGTCGACGGTGATGGCGCCAGCGAGCGTGACAGACGGTGACAGATCGCCCGCCAGCTCCCAGGTCGTGACGACGGTGAGATCGGCGGCGAAGACCGGCGCGAACGCGCCGTTGCGGCTGTACGGGCCCGCGCCCCACTTGCCCCGGCCGTAGAGCGATGCGCCGCCGAGGTTGCCCGCGAGGTCGACGGTCGGGCCGCCGCCGCTCGACAGCGTGAGCGCGATGATTGTGCCCGAACTAAGCATACCAGAGCGCCCACGGGTTCGAGAGGCCGCCCATGATCATGTCGAGGGAGTAGAACGTGGCTGCGGGCTGCACCGCAGGCGGGGCCAGCGTCGAGCCCGACGCGAACATGGCGTAGACGCGGGTCGCGATGACAAAGGTCGAGTAGGGGACGAGCGCCGCAACCGGATTGATCGGGCTGTTGCCCCCCGTCACGGCGACGCGGGTCTGGAACACTTGGCCGGTGTTCAGATCGACCAGCGTCGCCGTTCTCGTCCCCCCCGCCGAACCGGTCGCACTGTTGGCGAACGCGAAGTAGGCGTGACCAGCGACCCCGGTGAAGGCGGCCCAAGTGGCGTTGCCGAGCAGGAAGTTGATCGTCTGTGCGGACACGAACAAGCCAGTGTTCACGTCGGCCGTGAAGCAGTAGCCGCGCATCGAGCCCGGCGCGAGTTTGAAGATGCAGCCCCAGGTGAGGAATTGGAACGCGGTGGCGACCACCGGGAACGTGCATTCAGCCGTGCCCGCGTTGTCGTTCGAATAGACATACGGCCCGCTCTCGTCGTTGCCGGTGAGGGTCGTCGTTCCGCCAACGAATACGCCGGTCACGAGATCGAGCATGCCCTTGCCGCGCGCGACCGCCGCGTTGAGAAAATGCGCTTGGCTGAACAGCGGATGCGTGCGGTTGAGCCGGGGCGCTCGGCCACCTGGAAACGCGAGGGGCTGCTTCAGGCGAAACTCAAGCATTGGTCGCCTGTCGGTAGGTCGAGATCGAGCAGGAGCAGCCGGTCGCGGCGAACGCGAAGCCGGTCTGGTTCTGCAGGACGAGGCGGAATGCGCGCGGCGGAATGGTCAGGCCGAGCGTCGACCCGGCGAAGGTGGTGACGCCGGTCGCGGGCTCGACCGGGATGCCGCCGAGCGAGTTGATGAGCGGCGAGAACGCCAATTGCGTCCCGGCGACCAGACGCCCGCCGCCATAGGTCACGTTGTCGTGGGCGAGCGTATAGAGCCACAGGCCGATGCCCGCGCCGCTGGCGACGGTCTGCGCCGCCGTGAACGCGCCGACGAACGACACGTCCATGAACTGATCCGGCGTGCCGAGCGTCGCGACCGTGTTGTCGAAGGCGATGCCCGACAAGACGCTCGACAGTTGCGGCAGCGAGGCGAGGTCGGCGGCGTTGAACGCCGGAGTGAAGGCCCCGACGCCGGGGAGACTGCCGCCCGCCCATGCCGATCGGTTCGCCATGTCACTGCACCGTGATGGTGAGCGCGTTGGCGGCGAAGCGCGCGGTGTCGCCGTTGTTCACGGGCTTCGGCGTCGAGAGCGCGCCGGAGCCGCGAAAGGTCCCGCCGGTCGCCGCGCTCCAGATGCCGAAGTGAGAGATCGTGCCCCAGGCCGCCGTCGCCGCCGGGTAGGTGACGATGGCGCTGTTCGAGGCCACGGTCGGGTTGCCGCCAGCATTGGCGAAGGTGACCGCGCCCTGGCGCGCATAAGCGCCGCCGGTGATCTCGTTCGCGCCCGTGTCGCCAGGATCGGCGGTGTGCAGCGAGACGAATGCGGTGGTGGTGAGCGGCGTGAGGACCAACGCCTCACCGGCAGACGAAAGGCCGACCATTATCCGAAGCTCCTTCTGCGTGGCGTGGTGACGCGCGAGCCGCTCGCCTTCGCGCCGAGGTGGGCCGCGTTGAGTTTGTGGATCATGTCTTCGGCGAGGGTCTTCGCGCCTGCGGCCGACTGCTCTTCGCCGACCGCGTGCAAGTAGGCGTGCATCAGCGCGGCGCTCAGGTAGAGGTTGGGCTGCTTGGTGTAGACCCAGCTCTGCTGCGTGTCGGAGAAGACCGGGACCTCGCCATAATAGACGAGCTTGAACTCGGTCCCGTCGACCGGGTCTGGCGTGCCGCCGAAATAAATTTGCGTGCCGACGAGCGTGTAGAAGAGGGCCGTCTTCGTGTCGCGCTGGTTGAAGAACTCGTCGCGGGCCTTGTAGCGGGCAGTCAGAAAACCATCAGCGCCGTTGTCGTTGGCGATGCGGACAAGGTCCATCGCCAGCCAGTCGGGAGGCAGCGGCGCGCAGCGCGAGGCGATGAGGCCGTCGACGCTCCTGATCATCTGCGCGACCCGCAGCTCCTGGTTGAGCTTGCTCTCGGCCATGCGCACGAACGAAGTGACCAGCACGTCAGAAAAATCCTGACGGTTGATCCACTCCATGATCTGGCTTTTGAAGTCGGCGAAGTCGGTCACAGGTAGCCCAAGAGCGCGAGGATGAGGACGATGATGAGGATCGTGCCGAGGCCGCCCATGCCGACGTGACCGGCGCCATAGCCGTAGCCCCATGGGCCGACCCAGCCGCCGAACAGGGCCGCGATCAGAACGACGACGAGGATGATGACGACGGGATTGCTCATGGCGGTTACCCTGGCGGCTTGAGACAGCTATCCAGCACCCGGTCTACGAGCTGGTAGGCGCTCGATTGTTGGGCGTGCAGGTAGTAGGCGGCGATGCCCAGGAAGCCGCAGTTGAGCAGCACCATCACGAGCAGGATCGGCGTGCTTTTGAGCGCGTGGATCGTGTCGCTGGCGACGCCGGTGACGGAGCCCTTAACGTCGCTCATGGCTGGTTCCTGTTCTTGCCGAGCCAGTAGGCGATGATCGCGCCGAACGCGGCGGTCAGGCCGCCAATGGCGCTCGACGTGATCTCGTCAGTGGGGATGGTGAAGAACGCGCAGAAGGTGATGAGCCCGAGGAACGCCAGCACCACCAGGAGCGAGAGGGTGAGGACGCCGCCGGTCTGGTCGAACTTGCTGACGACAACAAGCAGGACGGTGGTGAAGGCGACGACGAGCGCGACGCCAATCGACGCCGGATAGTCGAGGAGCTTTGGGATCGGCGGCGGGACGATGAGCGGATCAGCCATTGCTCGCCTCCAGCACGATGATCCGGCCGTTGACGTTCAGCCACACCGTCTGATCGGTGGAGATCGTGATGGTGGGCGGCTGCTGCGGCGGCGCGGGCTCAGGCTCAGGCTCGGGCGACGGCGGCGCGCTCGTGTGCGCGATGGCGGGCTTGAACTTCCAGTAGTAGCCCGCGATCAGGTCGGCCTTGTCGACGCCGTTGACGATGCGGCGCGCATTGACCGGGTCCTCGGTCGTCGAGTTGAAATATTTCGGCAGGCCGACGCCCGTGAACCAGCCGACCGACATGCCGTCGTAGAGGACGAGCGCAGAGATTTCGTTCTGCAGCATGAGGTCGGGCTTGGGCCACAGCTCGGCGACCACGTTGTAGGCCGTGTCGAGGCGGCTCTGGCCCTTCTTGTAGTTCGTCTCCCAGGTGAGCTGGACGTGGCCGCGCCCGTAGTATTTCTGATTGTACGGCCCGGCGGGCTGGCCATAGGGCTTGCCCGAGCCCTTGCCGTACTCCTCGATCGGCTGCATCTTTTTCGCCGTCTCGTGAAACACGGTGGCCATGCAGTAGGCCAGCCACTTGTCGCCGTCGCGCGGGTTGGGCCCCTCGAAGTACATCTCCCAAACGTCGAGCAGGTAGTTCATCCCATCGACCTGGGACTGCGTGAGGTTGCCGCCGAACAGCGAGTTGCGGACGCTCGGGAAGAAGATGTCGCGGTCGATCATGCGGCCCTCCTGATGTTGCCCAGGCGGCCGGAGGTCCCTATATCCGGGGGCTGAGTTGGACCGGGTGCAACATGGCCAGGATTAAGATTATGCGCGGCAAGCTCTCCGTTCTGGAGGAGCTTGAGATGTACAAGTCGATGAACGCGGGGCCCGTGCATGTCTACGCGCCCTCCCTCAGTAGCCGGAAAACATCTGGTTCTGCTGCTGCCGCCACCAATCAGGAGGCGGCGAGTTCAACGTCATCCCCGGCAGCGGCGAAGGCAGACCCGCAGTCGGGTAAAGGCTGACGGCGGCCCCGCCGACCGTGACGGCGGCGGGCACGCCGAGCCTGCGGGCCTTGGCCAGCCGATCGGCCCAGCCTGACGCATCGGGCTCGGGATCGGCGGCGGCGATGGTGCGGGCGTTGAAGATGTCGGGGCGCTGGTCGCCGATCGTCGACGCCCAGGCTGCGTCGCGCTGCGCCTGCCCGCCCGCAACGCGGCCGATGTCGGCGTTGTTATTGAAGAAGCTATACAGCTCCGGCCGCACATTGAG